GGTAGCTTGAGGCTCCAAGCCACCAGAGGGAATTTCGCTCCTCAGCCTTCACAAGCTGAGTTGCAGCGCGTGGAGGATCAAATGTTCCTTCATTACCCAAAGGTGTGCACGGGTGGACCCAGCACTATGCGACAGCGAGTGTTGGAGTGCATCGACAGCGTGAATATGCAGTCGAGCCCTGGAGCGCCCTTGATGTGGACGTATCCCACAAATGCCACTGTGATCGAAGCCTTCGGGCGAGAGCTATTGGCTGATGTGGTTATGACCCGCATCCGGTGTCTGGAGGAGATGCCGCTTTGTGATCTGATGCGATTGAGCGCGTTGGAGCTGTTGGAAGGAAACTTCACAGATCTGACGCGAATTTTCGTAAAGGATGAGTTGCACAGTCTCAGTAAAATGACGACTGGCCGCATGAGGCTGATTATGTCAGTCTCCCTCATTGACCAGTTGGTGGTCCGAGCCTTGAATGCTATGCAGACAAAGGCTGAGATCGCTGACTGGGAGGAGCTACAGTCTATGCCTGGGATGGGTTTACACGACCATGGTTTGGAAGTCATTCAGCGACGGCTGGAAGACATGCCACATGCTTGTGGGACCGACGTCCCCGCATTTGACTTTGGTGTTGCGGGATGGGAGTTGATGGCCGATGCCCGTCTTCGGATGCGTCTGAATGGATGGGCTGATGGCGATTTGCCTCTCAAGGCAACGTGGTGTGAGGCCATGAAGACTCTGTTGACTTCTGGCGGTGAAGTCTGTGCGCAGACTGAGCCTGGAGTCCGGAGTTCTGGTGGACCTCTCACAAGTGGAGGAAACTCCCACAATAGGCACGCTCGGGCACTGCACGTGCAAGGAAATGACGTTGAGGTGATGGCCATGGGTGATGATTGTCTCGAGTCCAACAAACAGAGACTTGACCTGAAGTACGCTTACGCGGAAAAGGGTTTCAAGCTGAAAATTGTTGAGCCGTTCGAGCCTGACGGAGCAGAGTTCTGCTCGTATCAGTTTCGACGAGGCTTTGAACCGCGGCCCGTACGATGGCACAAGATGCTGGGGAGTTTCCTCTACACTTGGCCCACCAAGCAGTGCTTTGAAGAGCGACTGGTGGCCTTGAAATATGAGTTGAGACACTCTGAGCACTTGCAGCGTTGCGTGGATACCGTGATGGCCATCAGGGCAAAATTGGATGGAGGGCTCCAATAAAACATGGCTAAAAGGAAGAGTAAGGCGAATGGTGCTGCCACGACCCTCACACTCGTCCCCAAAACAGCCTTGCCTGCCCAACCAAAGGAAAAGAAGCCCGCCAAGTATCGCCCTCCAATGCACATGTACTGCCGATGCCTCATCGACCCAGAGTCAGCACCCGCTTGCCGGATGCCCGATTCATACGTCGCCCCAACGAGCGCCGTTAAGGTCGTTGAGGAATTCGTCCTCAGTACAAACGCAGATGGCGATGCCGCGCTCTACATCTACCCAGCAACAGTCGCCTCGCGGAAGGCAGTTGTTGTGGCAGGAGGAGCAGTGTCGACCCTCACCAACGTTGCTGCCGCTGACCATACCGAACTGGCAGCCGCAGCAGACTATGGAAGGGTCGTGGTGTACTCCGTATCAGTTCAGTACATCGGACCAGCAAACCTCGCCTCAGGCAGAATTGTGCTCGTGCCGGAGACGTCTACGACGTACCTCGTCGTTGGATCGGTTCTCTCGGGAATGCTGGACGACGGAGTGCCACAAAAGGCACAAGACGGAGCTTTCGTCACAGTTAGGCCAAAAGTCGAACAACCGTTTGTGGGACTTGGTAGTTTTAATAACTTCCTTCCCCAGATGGACCTGGTATACGGGTTCGCTACTGGCCTTCCTATCAACAGTCC